AAAGCAAACTTAACTGGCATTGGTTCTACCGGGCAGATTGAGTTTGGAGGCAGGTTCAGCGTAGGTGGTGGGTTCATGCACCAACCCGGCGCACCTTGGGGCATCCATTTCCAGCGTAGATTATGGGTTCCGTTTTACTACGATCAATCAGGAACATTTAATACGCCAACATACACAAGTCGGAAGATTGCTGATGAAATATCCGTATCTGACATTCTAGATACGACTACATTCGACCAAATTGAGAATCAATTCCGTATCAGTGGTGGAACTGCTGACTATGTGGTGGGGATGCACGGGTTTTATGACGACGCTTTGGTTGTCTTGAATAGGAACAGCTTGCACCTTGTCAAAGGGACGCTGGGAAGCCTTCTGGACGTCACCGTCAAGGAACTCACCTCTGAGATTGGATGCCTAGCCCGCAAGTCTGTGGTGATGCGCGGCAATGCCATGCTGTTTTTGTCTGATGATGGTGTGTATGGGGTTGAATTCCTCAACGACTACAACCTGCGGGGGACTGAAGAGCCACTGTCCAAGAATATTCAGCCATACATTGACCGGATAAACGCTGATTACTCAGACAGGGCAGTAGGTGTCCTGTTTGAGAACAGGTATTACCTTGCTGTCCCACTTGATTCTGTTCCGGGGGCTGGGGATTCCTATGGGAACAACGCAATCTTGGTGTATAACTTCCTTAATAAAGGGTGGGAATCACTAGATACCTTTGGTGATTATAGGTTCTTAATCAAAGACTTTGTGATTGGTAGTGCTAACGAGAGGAACGACATCTATGCCGTAACCTCCAATGGTGGATTGCATCAAATCGAAGCGTCTGAAAGCTCCAATGACATGTTAAACGTGGACAACTCTACGGCTGTTGTATCTCCGTCAATTAGTGCTTCTCTTATTACTAGGGGATATGACCTTAGCACAATGGAGCGCAAAAGATTCACGGACGCGCAGATCAACATTCAGAATCTTCCCGGTGGGAATGGAGAATATAATATTTTCTTTACTACGGAAGATCCAGATACCTACGAGCAAATCGTGGACGAAACAACGGGTCTTCGTAAATCAGCTTTAGAAATAGGAACCACAACAAAGTTCCTTGGCGGCGTGATTTTGGGACCGTCACCCGACACCCCTAACGAAGCGGAAACAGCAAGTATCCGGTGTAGGCTTGGTGGTATCAGGGGTTTTACTGGAACAATGATCTTGACAAGGACCGTGGGATCACCAAAGATCAATTCTATTAAGGTGGCTGGTTCTGTCACCAATAGACAAATCATTTCACAAAGATAAAGTATGGGAGCAATTAATACAAGTTATACTTTTACAGCTACTGACGTAATCACTAGCACGAAGATGAACAACATCCTCGATCAAAGCACGATTACAGCTACTGCTATTATTGGCACTACTCTTGCTGTTTCTGCTGGCAAACTTTCCGTTGCTGCCGGGGGGATTAAAGCAAACGAGTTGGCTGCAAATGCAGTTACGACAACTGCGATTCTAGATGCAAACGTGACTACTACCAAGATTGCCGATGCTAGTGTAACCACCTTGAAAATTGCAGATTCTAATGTAACCACCGCAAAGATACTTGACGCAAACGTGACCACGGCAAAAATACTTGACGCAAACGTGACCACGGCAAAAATACTTGACGCCAACATTACTGCAGAAAAGCTGAATGGATCACAAACTGGGACTGCTCCAATTTATGGGGTGAGATCATCAGGGTCAATTACGCAAGGCAACCCGAGGGTTATCCGAAAAGGTTTTAACGTAGCGAGTGCTGTAAGACCCGATAGCTCTTCAACTAGTATTGTTTTTAGCACTGCCATGCCAGACAACAATTACATTGTTAGTTGCGGGTATGCGGGGACGGCAGGTATAGCTGGCGCACCGCCAGCCGCGAAGAACTTGACTATTACGGGTTTTGATATTGCACATAATACAGAGACAGTTGGTAGAGAAACTACCTTTATTGTTATCGGATGAACCCGCACCTTGAAGACGCATTAAAAATATATGGCGAAGACTTTCACAAACTTTTGTATTGGCATTTATGCTTTGGCGTTGTCGTTTCTGACGATGAATCTTTTTGTCTTGGCTTCTACTCGCAAGAAGAATCTCCAGAGCAGGCATGTGAAATTCACCATTCCAACACACTCTTTGTCACCATATGCGTTGGTGACATGCGAAAAGCTCTTAGAAAGTTCAGCGATGACTTTGAATACATCGCATTCCGGCGTGAATTTAAGAATTCTCCTCGCGTGAGGGTTCACAATATACAACAATTTTACTCAAAACTCAAATAATACAAGAATATGGGAAGCTCTCCTAAGACGCCAGAAACACCAAAAGCAAACTACGAAAAAGATATTTTATCTTATGTAGGTGGATTGACAAAAGGATTTCCTAGTATTTACGAGCTGGAATCTGAATACAGACCAAAATGGCAAGATCTAAACCTACTTGATGTTTCTAAGTTTGGACTTGGAGCAATGGGTCTAGCTCCACAATTTACCGAAAAAGCATTAGGACAACTTGGTGCGGCTCGGAAGGCCGAACTTGGTCAAACGACGGAACAGGCTGGAATGACGCGAGGCTTGATGCAAGCTCTTTCGCCAGAACAAGCCGCCGCAGTTCAGGCGTCTTCCCAAGAGGCGGAACGAGCTAGGGCGTCAGCACAAGGCGTGACTCCAGAAGAGCGTCGTGGATACGAGCAACAAGCGCGAGAGGCATTTCAAGCATCTGGGCGACTTGGTGGCAACCTAGGTATCGTCAGCGAAGCAATGGGGCGTGAAGATGTTATGGCTCAAAAGCGGGCAGAAGCAGCACGGGCTGGCGAAAGCGCATACAAAATGGCAGGGCAGTTTTACACGCAGCCGGGACTACAGATTCTTAATAGCCAACCATTATCCTACCAGTCTGGGCAACAAATGATGGGCCTTGGGCTTGAAGCCATTGGATCGGGTCGTCCGCAAATGATTGATATTGGAACACCATTTAATTTGGGAGCGTCAGAAAGACAAAATCAATTCCAAGCAGCTCAATCTAAATATGCTGCTGATATTCAAACTAGGAATGCTAATACGCAAGCAGCGGCATCAACAGCCGCAGCCCTTGGGATGGCTGCTCTGTCCTTTTCTGATAAAAGGGTTAAGAAAGACATTGAAAAAATTGGCAAAACTGATGGAGGTCTTCCAATTTACACATTCAAATACAAGGGAGAAGATAAAACGCAAATGGGCGTCATGGCTCAAGATGTTGAGAAAAAACAACCCAAAGCCGCTGCAACAGCACCATCTGGGATTAAGATGGTTGATTACTCAAAAATCAAATAAAAATAAATAATTATGTATGGCCAAGCACCACTTGTTGGATCAACAATAGACCCTCGTTTGTTTATTCATGACTTTTCCACATTAAATAAAGCTAATGAATTAAAAGCACAGGGGACACGGGACCTTGGCGCTACAATTGCACAAGGAGTAACTCAAGTAGGCGACTACTTCAAGCAACAAGGCGAGAAGAAAAAGCTAATCAAGCAAAGCGACGTTCAGATTGATGCAGCTTTGAAGTTGTTTCCTGAAATGGCCAGTGTGCTTCAGCCATACAAAGATCAAATCCGCGATGAGAATGTCTCATTGGATGAAAGGTCGTTTATTGCGGGCCAAACTGGAGACTTTATTACGAATTCGCTAAACATGATGAAAATGAAGTCAGCAATGGAACTGGCTCGCGAACGCGAAGCTCGCATGGGCGCGAGTGCTGCGCCAGCATCTGCTGGAACACCCACACCTGCCAACAAGCCTATCGTGTGGTAACAATTAAATTTATTCATAATGGCTACTGACTTCACAACTTTGCTTTCTCCTAACTCAAGTATTAGGGGGGCCGTAAACGACGCAAAACAAAAAATTGACCTACTTCGTGCCGGAAGATTTAATCAACAAGCAGACGTTTTTGAACAAACCATTTTACGCAAAATCCAAAGTAAAGACCCGTCTATTTTAGCAGATTTCGAGAATCTGGGGCAGTTTTATGGAGCTAACCTCAAAAGAGAAGGGGCTTCAGCGGCTCCTGTCGCAGCAGAAGAAAACATAAAGGCCAAACGAATAGAAGCGTCTTTAATGGCATTTCAATCACAATTGGCTGACGCTGAAAACAGAGGTGTTACAGTTGATCCCAAAATTGTGCAGTCTATTTTTGATTTGACCAAAGCGGGAGATCCAGAAGGAGCTGGTAAAATTTTGTCAACAGTTATCAAGCCAGCTGTGTCAGTTCAAGAGGAAAAAGCAAAACTAGATATGGATCTAGCTAGAAAAGATGAAGAACGCAAAAGCAAACTAGCTTTGTCAGAATCATCAAAACTCAAGCAAGAAGCTGAGAGCAAAATTGCAAAAATTGAAAGGGTGATGAGTCAAGACATTAGCGATGTTGTTGGTGCAACTGAACCAGCAGCTAGATTTGGACGCGCAATCTTTTCAGAGTTAGGGGCTGAGTGGGCAGAAAAAAATCAAAAGCTAATAAAAGATCTTGTTTCGTTAACAACCGATGACGTTTTAGAACGAGCAAGGGCAGTAGCTCCAGTGACCGATACTGACCTTAGATTCCTCACGGCAAGAACTGCGCCTGAAGAAACAGACAGTCCGTTAATTTGGGAAAGTTACTTAAAAGAAGAGCTTGATCAGCTTAAAAAAACCCGCAATGCGTTTGACGCAACAATTAAAGGAAAAACAGAGACGGAGCCAGCACCAGAAAGACCATTGACTGCAAATGACAGGCTCCGAGCTAAAATAAAGCCACAAGGAAATCGCTAATGGAGCCAGAATCTGATATTGCAACGCTTGAATCCGAGGCTACTAAGGAGTATCTTGCAGAAGAAGTTGAGAATATCAAGAAGGCGGAAATGTCTTCTCGGACACCTAATTGGTATAACCTTCAGTTAAACGACCCTCGGATTGGTAAGGAATTCGTTGTTCCTGAATTCAACACTGAAGATGGAATGAAAATTCGCGGCATCCTTGACGAAAAAGGTGACGCGACTTTATTTGGCGAGAACTACCTCATGCTGGAGGAACGTGGCTTAATCAAAGATGGGTTACTTACTGAAAAAGGATTTGCTTTCACCACTCCAGACGAAGAGCTATTTAATACGGCAGAGTGGGTTGATAACGGGATGACTTTGGGCGAGAATCCTGAAAAAGAAAAAATTTACGCAATTCGGCGCAAAGCTGGCCTTGATAAACCAGAGGAATCTGAGGATGGACTTTTCACAGAACTATGGAAGGGCTTGAAAGGATTCGGTGCAGGTGCTGACGTTTTGCTCAGAGGAACGTTTTCCGGCAAGCCAATAGAAGAGGTCAAGGCGGCTCAAGCACAAGCGGTAAGTGGGCTTGTTAAAGGTGCGGGCTTGAGCATGCAAAAAACAGCTACCGCAATTGCAAAGACAAATGTTTTTGGACAAGATGTTGGACTGCTGCCGATTCTTGAAACAATTGGCTTGATATCAAAAGAAGAGGTAGATCGCAGAGACAATCAGGAGCGGTATCAAAAAGAAATGCTTGACCGAACCCTTCGCAACACAAGTGCTGCCGAACTTGCTGGAATTGTTGGTGCTGGCGAAGAAGTGGCAAATGTTGTTGAGCAGACTCGGCAAAACTACGTCACTCAATACGGTAACGAAGGTGGCGACAAGAAATTCACGGAGGCAATGAATAACTACGAATCAGTAGGGCAGGCTGGTGGCGATGTTCCGGGATTGGCCGTGGGACTAGCAACTGCTGGGTTGGCTACTGGTTTCAAGATGATCCGCATTGCCGACGCCACAAGAAAAGCAGAACAAGGGCTTGTTGCTGTCGCTCAAGGACGGAGGTTGACTAATGCAAAGAGCGTGGCAACTGCTGCGGCACAGAAGATTTCCGATGATGCATTGTTGGTTTCAGGTCAACTTGATGATGCCGTCAAAGTAGGCGATCAGGCAAAGTCTCTAGAGTTAACCAACAAGCTCAATGTCCTTACCTCGCAATCTGATGAAATCGCTTCTCAAATCGGCAAAATTGATGACGGCATAAAAAACATCAGCGATTTTGCAAACAAGACCGAAATCGGGATTGATTCAATCAAAACTGCTGGGGACATGACTCGCCAAGTTGCATCCGGTGCAACAAAAGGTATTGCAATTGGGGCTGAAAAACTTGGTGCAGGGATAGCGGGAGTAAATAGATTCATTAGAAAAGCAGAAAAATTTGGGGGTTACAGCAGCATTCCAAGAATTATTCAAGCCGCTACTTTTTTGACAAACCCAGTTGCGTTTGCAACTTATGCAGGAATCAAAGTGGGGACTGTTGTTGCGCCAAAGATTTTGCGTAAACTTGGAAATTTTGGCCGCGTTATGAGCGAAGAAATGCTTGAACGGACTAGCTCAACTCCTTTCTTTAGGCGTGTTGCCGCAAATGAGAGCGTTGGTGGACTGGGCCGCGCTGTTGCAACACTTGGTGACTACTCGTCTCCCCTTGCAAGAGGTGTCGTGAATGCGTCAAAGGGCATTGCTCAAGCGGCTCCCGCGACTCTTATTTACAATGCGATCAACGATCAAGGCGTTGATGAAACCACTGTTAAGCGGGCTGGACGTGATGCGCTTATCTTTGGTTCTCTTGGAAGGTTGATTGGCGGCAAGAAAAACATGGATCAGGTGAATGCTGATCAGATGTTCAATTACCGCAAGAAACTAGACGTGGATCAAGTTGCTGCTTTTGACAAGCTCAAAGACCGTGATTTCAGGTATGCTATTTCTGGAATTGATGCCGCGTATCCCGGAATGTTCAAGTGGGATATTACAGAATCAGGCAATAACTTCTTTGATCCGGCAAGTCGCAGGGCGGTTGTGAACATCAATGACAAAGTTGGATTCCTCAAGGAAGTAGCTATGCACGAAGCGGGACACATGATTCAGCACGTTTGGCAAAATGACGCTGCTATCGTATCAAGAATGCTTGGAGACGAAACAAGGTCTGGGTTGGTTCGCAATGTTGACGGAACCCTTGACGCGGAATTTAACGCATGGTCGAAAGAATACAACAGTCTGCGAGAACAAAACGGTCTTGCTCCATCCGACTTGAGCGAACTAGCCGTTGAATATTTCACGGATCAAGGTGTAAAGACTCTTCTTGAAGACACGTTGAAGGGCAATCTTTACAAAGAATCTAGAAAAACGCCATTGCGGCGAAATGTAGAAAGCACCTTCAGGACCATCTTTAATGTCACACCCATTGTTAAGGGTTTGCACTTTAAGCTGGGTGGGGCAACCGATGCAACCGGACGCATGGTAATGGGAACTGGATTGCTTGCGGAAGGATTTCGTGAAATTCCAGAAGTGAAGTCTATGGTTCGCCAGATGTATCGGGAAACATCTGGAAAGCCAAGGGCCGCAAGACCGCAGGAGATTGTTGATGTCAAATCCGACAACCTAAGTCACTACAAAGCAAATGCTGTTATTGAGCAGGTCAATAAAGGTTTTGTTGACCGTGGCGAGAAACTGCCAGATGGCGTTTTGATTCCAGATAAAAATGGAAATGGAGAAGGTGTTCTTACGGCGGATCACCTTAAATCGTTGGAAGAATCTGGTGTAATTGATGATGGCAGGTTTGGAGAAGCATTGTTTTTGCAAGACGCACTAGACGCGTCACAAAAACACGGACTTCTTGTTACAAACAAACCATTCAGACAAGGTCGTTCTGTTCAAGTTGAAGGAATTGCTGAAGGGTATGTTGTTCCTACTAAGTGGGTTCTGAAGAAAGGGCGTTTATATCTTGAGTCAATGGATCTTCGCCAGCTTGAGAAGAATGTCACGAGGGCATTGAAAAACGACATTTCAAAAGAACTTGGGCTGACTCGTAAATCTATCTTGGAGGATATTGAAAAGTCCGTCGAGATTCAGAACTCGGGTAAGTCAACCGACGCGTATTATCAAAGCGTTGATCCTAAAAATTGGGAGCGGCGTAAAAACTTCATTAACTCTGTTCTTGGGTTGCAGACAAAAAGGCAGCTAAAAACCAACCCGCTCATGTCGCAGGTTTCTCCAGACAAGGTTACTGGAATCTTCAGGACGTTCGCATTTGACCGAATTCAAAGCGCAATCAAGACCAGCGGCGACGTTGTGATTCCGTTTGGCCCAAGCTCCTATTACAGCATTCGTGATAACCTCATGCCTCAATCGCCAAGGTTTAATCGTAATGGTGAACTAGTTCCTGAAGCATCTGGAGTCAAATCCCAAAAATGATTGCATTTCTTGAAAAGAAAGGCTAAGAACTCCAAGTGACTTCGGAACCAACACCAATTGATCCCAACGAGAAGCTCAAGGCCGAATATGTTGACGAGCGAGAAGACAAGTCCGCGTGGTTTCTTGAAGTCAAGGAACGTGCGAAGCTGAACCCTTCAAACTGCGTCGAACACTATGCCCCAAACAAGGCCGCAATGGCCCTATGGCTGGCCGCACAAGGCGCGAGGATAACCGACATCCAAAAGAAGACAGGGCTTGGCAGAGAGACCATTAGGGGGCTGCAATGGCGGCACAACGATACGCTGGAGACAAAGCGCAAGGAATTCTCGATGCGATACGCGATTGCGGCGCAAGATTACACCGATTTGCTCTTTGAGCGTTCCCAGCAACTATTTGATAATCCAGAGGAGCTTGCCAAGATTAGCCCGGACAAGCTGGCTGTGACGGTGGGTATCCTTACCGACAAGGCGGCGCAACTTACCGGAATGGCATCCTCAATCGTGGAACATCGCAAGGGGGCTAGTATTGACGATGCGGCTAAAATGATTTTTGATGCAAAGGCTCGGATTGCCAGTAAGATCAAGAGTGATGCCATTGATGTTGAAATCATTGACGAACCAAATAGCTTCTGATAAAAATCAAGCGTCAACCGGATGTGTGGTCCAGAAGACGCTTTAACACAAAACATAAATGACTATGGA